ACAGAGTCTCAACTACAAGCAGGTGCACAATTAGCAGGTGCATTATCAAGTCTTGCAGGAGATAACAAAGAGCTTGCAGTTGCATCAGCAATTATAGATACTTATGTAGGTGCAAACAAGGCATTTGCACAAGGTGGTTTTGCAGGTTTTATAACAGGTGCAGCAGTTATTGCAGCAGGTTTAGCAAATGTTAGAAACATAATGCAAACTGAGGTCAAAGGTGCAGGAGGTGGTGCATCAGCATCAATACCAAACGCATCTCCAATAGGCAATACAATAGGTCAAGCAATACCTGTAAATGCTAATCTAAACGATTTAGTTAATCAAGGAAACGAAACTCCTCCTGTGCAGGCTTATGTAATTTCACAAGAGGTAACAGATTCACAAGAAGCAGATTTATACATTAAAACTCAAACTGTATTATAATGAAAAAGAAAGACGAAGAAAAGCGTAAAAAAAGAAAGTACGACAAAATGAAATTAGTTGAGTTTGTGCTTAACGAGAACGATGCAGATGTTGGTGTCTTTGCTATTAGCTTAGTGGAAGATCCTGCGATAGAAGAAAACTTTATGTATTTCTCTAGATCTGGAAAGCCTCAAAAGTTTGCAACGTTAAGCGATGAGAAACGTATTGTTATGGGTGCAGTAATGATTCCTGACATGCCAATATTAAGAGTTGATGCAGAGGGCGAAAAGTACAACTGCTTCTTTAGTAAGGATACGATACGCAGAGTTGAGGAGCTTTACATGATTAATAGCAAACATCAATCTGCAACTTTAGGTCATGAGAGAGCAGTTAACGGAGTTACCACAATTGAAACTTGGATTGTAGAAGATTCAAAGATTGACAAGTCTGCATTGCATGGGTTCAATTATCCTGTTGGAACTTGGGTTGCTTGCATGAAGATTGAAAACGAAGATGTTTGGAGCAACTATATAAAAGAGGGCGAGGTTAAAGGTTTCTCTATTGAGGGCTACTTTGATACTAAAGAATCTGAGGGCATTAAAATGGAGAAAGAAGATGTATTAAGTAAGCTCAGACAAATCATCAAGGATAGCGAAAATAAAACAAAGAAAAACTAAACCTATTTAATAGAATAGAAACAAACCCTAAGAAATGGAAGCATTAGACAAAATCAAAGAAATTTTAGGTATGGTAGAAGTGGTAAACGAAAACGAACCTACTCCTGCTGAATTATCTGAAGCAAAAGAACATTTAAAATTTGAAGAGGCAACTCTTGAAGATGGTACTATAATTAGTGCTGATTCATTTGAGATTGGTAATGAGGTGTTTATCGTTGTAGAAGATGAGCGAGAAAGAATGCCTGTTGGAGAATATGTTTTTGCTGATGGTACTTTGCTAGTAGTAGAGGAAGAGGGAATTATTGCTCGTATCGGAATACCTGAAGAAGAGGTTGTTGAGGAAGTAGTTGAGGATTCAAAAACTGAGGAACTTAGCGAAACTAACACTGAAACAAAAGATGCATTAGTGCAAGCGATTGGAGTACTAGAAAATTTAGTACAAGAGTTTGCAAGCATTAAAGAAGAGTTCAATACTTTGAAAACTGCAAAAGAAGAGGCAGTTGCTAAAGTTGAAGAGTTCGAGAAAGTGGGCGAGGGAATAACACCAAGTCCAGAGGGAAAGACATCAGAAACTAAATCTACATTTGAGTTTTCTAAGTTAACACCACAAGAGAGAGTAGCTTATTTAATTAATAAAAACCAAAATATTTAAGAAATGGCTGAAAACATTACAGCATTATATGCAGGGAAAGCTGCATCGGGCTTTATGTCTGCTTCACTACTAAGTGGAGAAACATTGGCGAAAGGTTACATAACAGTATTGCCAAACGTGGCATACAAAGTAAACCTAAATAATTTTAGCATGACTGCTGCATCAGTAGCAGATTCAACTTGTGCATTTACAGATGCAGGAGATGTAAATTATGTTGAAAAAGCATTAACACCAAAGCGTTTACAAGTTAACAAAGCATTGTGTAAAAACAATTGGCTACAAACTTGGGCAGGTTCAAACATGAGAGCAGGTTTAGATGGTTCTTTACAATCTGACTTTGCAACTTACTTAATTTCTTATGCAGGTTCTTTAGTAGGGCAGCAAGTAGAAAAGTCAATTTGGCAAGGTGCAGCAGGTACAAGTGGAGAGTTTGATGGATTTGAAGCATTACTAGCAGCAGATGCAGCAGTAGTAGATGTGGCAGCAGTTGCAGGTGGTATTGATGCAGCAAACATTATTGCTGAGATTGGTAAAGTTCGAGATGCAATTCCTGCTGCTGTTTATGGGCAAGAAGATACTTGTATTTTTATGGGTACATCAGCATTTAGAAGTTACATATCAGCACAAGCAGCTTTAGGTTACTTAAACCAATACCATGCAGGTGTAACTGAATCAAACTTCGAGGGTATTCCATTAAAGTGGTGTCCAGGTATGTCTGACAATAAAATGATTGCAGGTCGTAAATCTAACATGTTCTTTGCAACTGACTTAGAGGGAGATTTGACTGAGGTTAAGCTATTAGACCAAACTTTGGTTGATGGTTCAGATAATGTTAATCTAGTAATGAAGTTTAATGCAGGTGTAGGTTACTCTACAAGTGCAGACATCGTTCTTTACGCATAATTCGTTAAGGTATGGCATGTTTATTAACAAATGGTAGAGGCTTAGAGTGTAGAGAAGCAGTAGGCGGTTTAAGAAACGTTTACTTTGCTAATCATGATACACTTGGAGCTTACACAGTTGACGCAGATGGTCAACTTACAGGTGTAGCAGGTACTACAAATGTTTTCAAATATGCTTTAAACCCACAAAGCTCTGAATATACTGAAACTATAACTGTGTCTGAGGACAATGGTACAGTATTTTATGAGCAAGTAACTACATTAATGTTACCAAATTTAAGCAAGGCAGCACTTTCTGCACTTCGCTTATTAACTTCTGGTCGCTTTCAAATATTCACAGAGGACAACAATGTGAATGAAGCGAATGGATTTGGGCAATGTTATTTAGTAGGTGCTTACAATGGTGCTACTGTTACAGGTGGTAGCGTTGCATTGGGTAAAGCTCTTGGCGATATGAGTGGCTATACATTGACGATAACATCAAGAGAGCGTAAATCTGCTCTTTTTGTTGAACCAGGAACAACAACCATATTTGATGGTTTAGGTTCTACACTAACAGTTGTAGATTCATAGATCTGGTATATAATATTAGAACCCTTGCAGAGATGTGAGGGTTTTTTTTTGCTCTATATTAAAACAAAACAGGTAGTTTACTATTTATTAATATACTTAAAAAACAAGATTATGCCACAGAATACAATAGTAAGACAAGCAGCAACTGCATTAGCAGTAACACCAAGCGATGGAACTGCAATAGTAGGAGCATCTTTTAACTCTCCTGCTGCATTATTTGTAGGTACAGGAGGAGATATTACTGTCATCACTTTAGGTGGTTCTACTGTCTTATTAAAGAACATTGCAAACGGAACATTTTTACCTGTACAAGTTACACATGTAAAAGCAACAGGCACAGATGCAACTGATATTGTAGCTTTATTTTAAATAGGGCTTTATGTTAGTAAACATTATACAAAATACAATAAGCAGTTTCCGTAGTGCATTAGCAGCTGCATCTGTTATCACAACCAATCTAAAGATGTGGCTTGGATTTGAAACGAGCAGTATTGATGGAGATAAACAAATCACACCTGACAAATCGGGCAACAATAATGTAGGCGAGTTGTTTACAGGTAAGGCGATTGAGTTTGATGGTTCTACTACTTATGTAAGTGCAAATAGTTTTGCAGGTACATTGAGTAATAATACTGCTTTTACCTTTGCTGTATGGTTTAATTCTGACAAAATTGCAACTGACTATTTTAGAAATATTTTAATAAGTTCTGGGGGTCCAGAACAATTTACAAATATTTTTAAAATTGGAGTAAATCCACAAACAAGTGCGACAGGTTCAGCAAATGTAGGTGGCATATATTTTGATGATTCAGCAGGAGCATATAATAATGTTGTACCATTAAGTGGAGGAGTTAATTATAACGATGGAGAATGGCACAGGCTTGTAGTTTCAAGACCACAAGGAAGTGGTAATCAAACTTTAACATTTTATGTTGATGGTAGTTCTATTGGTACTGCACCTTGCAATCCTTATTGGAATAATGTTAATCTTTTTGACTTTGGGCAAGAGTGGGATGGTGCAGGAACATCAGACCATTTTGCAGGTATGATGTCAAATATTCAAGTTTATGATTATGCGTGGACAACCGATGATGTAACATACGATTACGCAAACCCTCAAAACTTAGTAACTGATAGAAGCGGCACATCGATAGGCTTATCTAATTTAAAAGGCTATTGGCATTTAAGTGAGGGTGCAGGTTCAGTAGTTTACGATAGTTCAGGAGAGGGTAATAATGGTACTATAAATGGTGCTACATACGAACCTGCTCAACCAAGAATACCACAACTAGGGATGATGAACTTTAGCAACGGAGAAGTTGCAACAGGTGTAACTTTAATTCCTAACCCAAACAACACATCTGAAGACATAGATGGTAACCTAGTTCGAAATAGATTGAACTCGTTTAATTTAGACGGAAGTGGTTATGCTACTAATGAATCACTACCAACAATATCAGGTAATATATCTCTATCTTTTTGGGTAAAATTAGATACTTTTGTAAGTGGCAACTTAGGTCAAGTAGTAGGTAAAAGAGAAGGTTCAAGTTGGTTAAGAGTATATAGACCATTTTCTTCACATTTAAGATTAGAGGTTGCAGCAGGTCAACAATATACATTTGCTGTTACAGAAAATCAATGGGTTTACGTAGCTATTACAATTAATAGCTCAAATCAAGCTAGTGTATATGTAGATAATTCTGCTGCAATAGGAGCAACACTTGGTACTTCATTTTCTTTTATAAATACCGAAGTGTTTACTGTTGGAGCTTGGTTAAATCCTGCTTTACAACCTACAAGTAAATTAAACGGATTGGTAAGTGATGTTTTAATATACGACAGAGTTCTTACATCAGACGAAGTAGAAAACAATTATAACGCAGGTTTATCTGCACATACAAATTAATTATGAGAGGAAACGTTTATTTATCTCTTGATACAAAGACTTTTAAAGGATTGATTCCAGAAGAGTTGATGAAAACCTACGGAATACCACAATATGACGAAGAGGGTATTCAAAATGGTGTCATTAAACCAACCTTTAAAGAGCTTGGAGAGTACAATCGTAGAAAGTTTGGTGCTAACCCTGTTGTAAAAATTGGCAAGGCTAAATATCATATTATACAACTCGAAGCAAGTTGGGTAGGTGGAGAGCTTTCTGCTTTGCTTGATTTAGGTAAAGACAAAAAATATCCAAATAACTGTTTGATGACACGAACAGAGGCAGCTCAATTTATTAGCGATAACTCAGACGATTCAATAATATGATATATTTTGATAAACTTAAAGTCAAGAGTAAAACTGTTTACAAAATTACACATGTAGATGGAGACTTTATTGCTATTACAAAGTATTTTGAGTTGCACGAAGATGCAGAGCAGTTTGCTGATTGGTATGCTAAAAAAAGAGATTGTGAGGTTCACAAATCTTTCAAAGTAAAAAAAAAAAAATAAATGGAGCATTGGCTACAAAGTGTTGCAGTAAATAAATTGTCTTTGAACATTTACAATCAATGTGTAGATGCTGTGGGTAATTACTTTTTGATTGGTGTAATAGACGACCAAACAAGAGTTGCA